CGAGAACCCAGCGTGCTCCGCGATGTGGGCCATAAGCGCAGCCATCATCTGCTGCGCCATCGGGTTCTGACCGATAGCCATCGCGATCTTCGGGTCCTGCATGAACGACTGGTGCACTGCCATGTGCGCCTCGTGGTCTTGGTACGCGAAGGCCTTGACGGGCTTGCCGCGCAGCACGTTCATGTTCTCGGTGACGGGGTCTTGTGGTTTCTGGTCCTCGGGCAGCGGCACCAGCTTGTCGGCGTTCTTGATCCCCAGCACCTCCAGCATCTGGCGGTGAAGCTGCGGCAGGTTGTAGATCTGCGGAGCCCCTTGGGCAAGCTGAAGCGCCGCTTGGTACTGCACCACCCGCTGACTCATGGTCGCCGCGTTCGGGTCGCTGACCGGGATCACCTCGACGAGGGAGTAGTCGCTCTGCCGCGCACGCGGCACCGCCGTGTCAGGCTCGTAGTCGTAGGACTCCGGGGCGAAGTCAGCGATGATGGCTTTCAGGAGCTTCAGCTCCTGTTTCATCGCGTAGTGCATCCGCGCCTGCACCGCCGACATGATCTTGAGCTGGCGCTCCAGCAGCGCCAGCATGGTGCCCACCGGGGCCTGCGCGGACATGTCCGAGACCTTCAAGTCTGCTGTGGCGGCGAACCGCCGCGCCTCGTCCACGATGCTGTTCAGCAGCGTCAGGAGCGTCTGGGACGGCTCCTTGTAGGGCAGGGGCATGATGTTGTCGCGCACCGTGCCGGAGGGCACGTCGACGTCCCTGAACTCGCCCGGGGCGATGGGGGTATCGTCCCCTTTGATTCGAAGGCCACGGGCCTTCAGTCCCCCAGGCAGGTTTGACAGAGTACCGGCGTCGACCAACTGGCGGGTCAGGCTCGTGGCGCTCTTGGCCGCGCCTCCAATGAGGTGAATCAGCCCGAAGCCATACGCACCGAAGCCCGGGATGTACTGGTAGTGCACGAAGTGCTGACGCGCTTGGTGGGTCAAGTCTCCTTCAAGCCAGTTTCTCCTGATGGAGAGCACTGCACCGGTATCTTTAATCACCGTGACGACGTAGGGCCGCTCGATGGCGGTGGGGTTGCCGTCCTTGTCCTTGTGCTCGTCGCCCGGGATGCTCAGCTCGACGTGGATCTCCAACAACAAAAATCTGTCGTCATGGGTGGCGGCGAAGCCGGTCTCCTCGTCCTTTCTTTTCTGTATCTCATCAATGTTCTTGTTCGGCTCACCAATGTCGATGTCGCGGTAGAACCCGGCGTTTTGGAGACGTAGGATCTCGTTCTTGGTCTTCCTCATCCTGTGCGTGACGCGTGGGCACGAGGAGAGTTCTGACGTGCCGTAAGGCAGGATGATGTCTTCAGCAGGGATGAAGGTCGAGACCTGACGGTCAAGATTGCGGTCGAAGTAGACCTTCTTGAAGGCGGAGCCCGCGATCGGCAGGTTCCACAAGAGTTTCTCATGCTCCGGGCGATACTCCACCATGACTTCCGTCAACTGGTAGTTCATGTCGTCCTGCACGCGTGCTGCGGCCTCTTCCTTCTCTCGTGTCTGTTTCCCAATGATCTTGGCCTTGACGGGGCCTGCGGCAGGGAACAGCTCAGTGATGGCTTCACTCTGGAACCGCACCACCGCCTCGGTGAGGATGGGGGAGAACACACCGCATGCACCGGACCAAGGCTCCGTCCGCTCCTCATACTTGAGGCCCAAGAGCTTCAGTCCATCAGCGTAAGTCTCTTCCCAGTCTTTCCGGGAGTTGATGTCGTTGTCATAGTCCCCCAACAGCCCCCCGGAAACCTCTTCGAGGATCGCTTCATCAAGGATGTCGGCCAAGTTCGCTTCAAAGTCGTCGCCCAGGTCATCGTCTCCTGGCACGAGGGTGATCTCAACGCCATCGGTGTCGATGGTGACACTGTCCGGATTTTCAATTTCGATTTCAAGGGCAGGCTCATCGCCCATTACCTCCGGCAGGGGCGGCACGCCCGTCGAGTACAACGCTTTGTCAATGTTGGTCGCCATGAGGGCTCCGAAGGGTGTGGGGGGGGTGTTGGATCAGTAGTACGCCGCTTTGCGGGCGTGGAAGTGTTGAGGTTCGCGGAAGTCAGATGGCAAGCCAATCAGCCCACCTTGTCTGAAGCGCGACAGCGCCATCGAGGTGCAGTCCACCATGTCATCATGGGACCCGAAGGGGAATGCCACGCACTGTTCAATCACTTCTTCAGCCCACCGTCGTCCCTCGGGATACCAGACCATGCCGCTGCGGATAATGTCAGCCACGGCGCTCAGACGAGCCACTTTATCACCGGTGCCACGGTGCGGCGTAAATTCTTGCACCGGGATACCCATACGGCGTAGCTCTTGGTACAGAGGCACCCCGCTGGACTTCTTCTCGACAATGAACGCTTCCGGCTCCCATTCGTTCCACTCGCGAATGGCGAGGTCTTTCAGTTCCGGGAACTCAACACGCACGTTGATGGCGTTCAGTAGGATGATGTGTGGCTCGCCGTTGGTCAGATTGTCGTCACTAAAAACTCCCCAGGTGAGAAGGGCGGTGAAGTCGGCACGGTTGTTCTTTTCCGCCGCTGCGTCCAACGTCATGATGACAAAATCACACTTGGGCGGGTCGTCCAACTTCCAAGATCGCCACCAATCGCGCTGGATAATCGCACCCTGCTCCCCGGTGGGGTTCTGCATGTACTGTGCGTTCCATTGGAACAGCGGCATGGACGCTTTGGTCCGTTCCAAGGCTTCGAGATCGAATTTTTCCGGCCAAAGGGCCTTTTCGACAACTTCAACGCCATCTGGGCCTTCCTTTTCGACGGTTAGTATGGCTGGGAACTCGAAGACTTCGTACTGATCTGCCTTGGGATTGTTGGCACCGTCCTTGATCAGGTGCCCAATGAGGTCATCTTGGTGCCAGCGGGTGTGAACTACCGCTACACGGCCCCCCGACATGAGACGAGTACGTGCACCGAAGGCGAACCACTGGTAGGTTTTCTCCAGTTCATCGAAATTGCCCGTAAGCAGGTCTTGTTCTGAGTGCGGATCGTCGACTAAAAGAAGGTCAGCACCGCGACCAGCGAGGGCGGCACCGACGCCCGTGGCGAAATATTCCCCTCCGGAGTTGGTTGACCACCGTCCAGCGCTTTTTGAGTCCTGAGCAAGGGTGATGGCGGGAAATACGGCCTTGTAACGTGCGTCATCAATGAGGTTTCGCACCTTTCGACCGAAATCGACGGCCAGATCGCCAGTGTGTGACACCATCAGCACCTTTTTATTGGGGAATTTCCCCAAAAACCATGCTGGAAACAGCGTGCTGATCAGGTGCGACTTACCATGCCGAGGGGGGATGGAGACTGCGATCCGATCTTTGAGCCCGTAAGCGATGTTTGTCAGCAGTTCCGCAAGTCGTTTGTGGTGGGTAGCGATGACATACGATGGGTCCATATGTTGGCAAAATGCCAACAGGTCATCCTGACACTTCTTGGCGTGCTTTCTCCGCTCCAGCTCCTCCAGCACCGACAGTAGGCGTGTCTGCTCATCGGCAGTCAGCCTGTGGATGTTCGCCAAGGCGAATTGGATCTCCTGTTCGGTCAGCACGGGTCGAGTTGGGTTGGGTTGGGGGTCAGCTCAACAGCGCGTCAACGTCGATTGGTTTAGTGGTTGTGATGGGCGGAGCCAGCACCACCGCCTCTTCAGCGTCTTCCGTACCCATGAGCTTGCGCAACTTGTCCTTGAGGGTGTTCTCAAGGTCGACCGTCGAGCGATTGTTGACGGTGATCTCGGTGCGTTCGGTGAACAGTCCGACGTCGCTGACCTTGCCGAGCATCTCAAGGGCTCGCATTCTGATGCGGGCGTCGGGGTTTTCCGACTCGATGATCAACCTGTTGGTGACGTAGTGGCGCAGACGCTTGGCATCCCGCACCACCTCCATGTCGTACCGGGTCAGGATGGCATTGACGTAGTAGGCACCCTCGGGCGTTTCCAAGGCTCCATTGACCTTCGGTGGCGTCTCACCCTTGCTTGCGGAGCGCAACACGTTCTCTGCCACGTCGGTCAGCTCACACACGTCAGGTGGCTCGTCCTCGTAGCCCTCAGACAACAAAAGGCCAGCGGTGTTGCACGCGGCCTGTGCACGGGCCCGCACCTCGTTGTACGAAACCCCCTGCGGGGGCTTGCCTATGGGCAGTGGGACGAAGTCTTCAACCTGCGTTTTGATCATGGTGGCTTCCTGCGCCGCACCTGGGCGTAATGCCATGGTACCCCGATTTGCGCCCTCGCGTCAACTCGGTGTTTTGGTTCTATCCCGTGTCACTTTGCTGCCCATTTTGGTACCATAAACCGGGGGGTACTTTAGGTACCATTGACGGGGGGTGTTCGCATATTTAAGTACCCCGGGGGTGTACTTGTTAAAGTCCCACATACGGAAATTATTTGTCATCGTGGGTGCGGAATACAGCGTAACGCGCGGGCGGGACTCCAAACCCATAGCGGGGGGTGGGGGGACGGTGGGGTCCAATTTACCGGTAAACACGTTGACGGGAACCGTGGATATGTTACAGTCCGTTCACTGCATCGATCGATGCGGTCCGACCCGGCGGAACCGGGGTGACACAAACCCGAATGAGGTAATGTCATGGCTACTCGTAAGATTGACAATTCCCCTGCGGCCCTGCGCAGCGCTGCTATCAAGGCAGCGCAGGATGCGATCGCGGCCAAAGGCAAACTGGACGGATTCTCCAAGCGTTTCACTGCCGCAGTCTTGCGCCTTGCGGCGCAGGGTACAGACGAAAGCCGCGCCGAGGGTGAGAATCTCGGCGTCGCGCTGGCCAAGCTCACGGGAGGCGCATCGTACGCTTCAAACGCGAAGCGTATCCTTGCAGCGACTCCGGCTGCTGCGCGCAAGGCCCTTGAGGCTTGCGAGGATGATGGCGGTTCAGGGTTCCCCGCACCTGCCGGATTGTTCAAAAAGTTCCCGGAGGAATTCCCAAGCTTGTCGAACAGCGGACGCCCTGCGGCTGCGGCTGCGGCTGCGGCTGCGGCTGCGAACGATAGTGTGTCGCTGAACACCCCGGCAGGGTGGACACTGGCGCTCACTGCGCTCTGCGCCAATGTCCAAGGGCAGAAGTCGTGGACGAACGACGATATCGCGGCGGCTCGCGATAGTGCTCAGCGCATCCTCGCGATCATCAAGCGAAACGCGGCGTGACCGGCAGGGGGCCCGGCCCCCTAGACCCCGACAACCCCGGCGAAAGTCGGGGTTTTTTTTTGTGCCCGCAGGGTTCGCGCCCTGTGGGCTTTTTTGCGTCCGGACCGGGTGTCAGAAGCACGCGAGTACGCGAGCGGGCACGCGAGCACGAGGCTGGGTCGGCGGCACGCGAGCGGCACGCGAGCCCAAGCCCCCTCACGCTACCCGAAACCCTATTTACCAGTAAATACCCCACCGCGCAGGCACCGCACGCCCTGCACGGGGCTGACACCCGATCCCAGTCTGAGCACGCGAGCCCATCGCGCCACGCTACCCGAAACCCTATTTACCAGTAAATACCGCCCTGAGCACGCGAGCAGGCACCTCGCCCAAATGTTCGAACAGCGTTCCGGTTTTTTGCGGTTTTTGGAACGGCGTAAGTCGTTGATTCTCTAAGACTCTTGTACTAATGTTCCGGTTGTTCTGTGTTTTTAAGAAAAATGAATAGGAGGTATAGGTAGGTGGTATCCCTAAGTTATCTATATTTTATGTTTATACGGGTTTTTGTGTGTTTTTTGGCGTGCGGGTGCCCGAATTCCACTTTTTGTTGTTTACTCTTTTATGTGCCACTCTGTAGACGCTATCTTCATTTTCCCAAAACACAATTTTTTTGGAACAACGCTCACCGACCCCTAGCAAAATCAAGGACATTTTGTGATTATTTTACGTTCCTAAAAACAACAAAATCCGGAACAACACACAGAACATTGGCCCTTTTTCGGAACATTTTCCGGAACAACACACAAATTTGACACTACTCAAAAACGACCGTGATCTATAGCGCTGACGAATTGATCTCCAAAAGATTTTTACCAGTAAATAGGTCGGTGACGATGTTACAAATAACTCACAGCCCCACCGGCTGTGTTTATAATAGTCGGTCCTCAACCCACCGGAGCCCCTGCTCATGGACCTCATCTTCCCCTCCTCGCTCCTCAGCCGCGTCTACCTCTCTCCCAAGGGGGTGCCACTCTTCCGGCACAACGCCCACATGCCCCGCGCCGTGTGGGGAAAGCCCGTGCCTGCCTACGGCCTCGGAGGGACCGGAGGGGATCAAGTCTGGTACTTCGTCAGCTACCAGTACGCCGTCCCTGGCTTCGCCATTGAGGCGCTGCGTGCCTACGTTGCTGAGGGCAACGCCCTGCCGCCTGCGGACACGCCTGAGCGTGCTGACGTGTTCAACGACATGATCCACCTGCCCGTGTTCGAAGTCTTGGGCAACGACCTGCAAGCGATGGGCTCAGGCCCCTACGCCGTCAAGAGCAACGTCCTGTTGGGCATCCGCAAGCGTGCCATTCGATCGAGTGCTGAGCGCATGATGGGCAAGTTGGGCTTGCCTGCGGATGCCCCGGTGCCGAAGGAAGCGATAGGCGTGCTTGCCATGATGTACGACGTGAGTGAGACCGTCATTGTGAAGTCGCTCGGTGCGCCGGAGGTTGCACCGGTACCCAAAGCGCGTACTGACTACAAAGATGATGAGCGGTGGAAGCACGTCGTGAGGATGACGATGCTGGCGCGTACACACTCCTATCAGTTGTGGTTGCGGTCGCCTGTGGGCACGCCGAAGTTGGCCGGGAAGTTCTCAGCGGCTGACGCACTCATGCGTTACGAGGGCGAGCTGATCTACCCTGAGCGGTGCCCAGTGACGGGCGAGGTGCTGATCTATGACGCATACGTCAACAAGAAAGACCCACGCATGGCGAAGGTGGGGCGCATTGACATCCGTTCTCCTGGAGGGGAGACCTTGCCCTACGAGTCGGGCAACGTGATGTTGATGTCAGCGTTGGGGCTGAAGGTGACTGAAGGGAGGGTGCACGCTTCGAAGCTGACGGAGGGCCAGCATGCACACTGGCTGCGCTGGGCTGAGGCGCACACCACCAACACCAACGTCACCAACACCAACGTCGGAAAGGACCCACTTGAGGACGCTATTGACGAACGAAATGCTTGACATAGACGACACATTGTGTTATACTATGTGTTCGGTGGGAGATCGTATCAAACACCAGCTCTTTAACAATTCATCACCGGGAGGTGCGTCTGACACGCGCACCGTTATCACCGGGGCTTTCTGTATTTACCAGTAAATACAGTGACAAGACACTGAACCAGTGCAAAGCACACAAAACGATCCGCCCTATGCTGGAAGGCAGTTACATGTGACTCGGATGGAACGAAGCAACAAGGCCCTCAAACGCGACGGTGCACGCACCGTGTAAGGCGTCGGTACGTTGTGGAGTTCGGCAATCACATGACTCTGCCCGGTAGGACATAGGGGGTGCGACAGATGTGCGCCCGTGTTTTCAGTTTGCGAGCTTGCTCGCTCTCGACGTGACCGACGGTAAGAATCCGCTTGGCGCGTAGGCCGCAGGGGAAAGACCCTGTGCAGGTTGTTGACGATACCTAAACGTCAACCGACAAACAATTCATTGACAAACCCGGGCGGACTTGTTCGCCTCGGCGGGTGCATGGTGCGGTTCGTCCGCACGGTGCAAGCCTAGCCGGTAGTACGGGTTCGCAGGGGGCGTGGCCCCCTGCCCAGAGTGCGCCGCAGTGGCGTATTGTGGGCAGCATGTGCTGCGGTAACTTAAAGGCGACAGACCATGAACGACAACGTCAAGACAAAGTCCCGCACCGAGCTTGAGGCGCGGTGCCTGGAAGAGATCCGCGCCACCGAGGCGTGGGACCCGCTGCCCATGCTGCGGGCGGTGTGCCGGGAGATCAGCCTCCCGTCGAACTTCGACGGGGGATACAAGGACGCCATCGCCGACAAGTCGGCGCGGCTCTCGGATCGCCTGCGCGAGGGCGAGGCGATGAGCAGGACATCCGCCGAGCGGCGGATGTACATCCGCCTGCTGAACGAGGCCAGCAAGCGTGGCCTGCTGAACGGGTACGACTGCCCCCGTGCGACGAGCGCAGCGTGGGCCGCGCTGAACGAGGCCTGACCCCTACGGGTCAGAGTTTATTAGTAAATATAGGAGTGAGTAACGTGGACATCATCACCAACAACAAGCCACGCCCGCTGGCGTGCCTGCTCGACCTGCCGGACAACGTCCGGGCTGACTTCGACTATGTCGCCAAGGACGGCGACTACACCGCACGGTTCGTGCGGTACCTGGGCTGCTGGTACGACGTGTATGACAGTCAGAGCATCACCCGCGAGCTGGGCTTCGATCAGTTCAAAGGCTGGGACGGGATCGTGTCGGAGACATTCTTTAGTGGCGTGCTGTTCCGCCTCGTCGGCGACGACGAGGTCATCGTCGGACGGTATTTCGCCTGACCCGGTGCCCCCTCGGGGGCTTGTTTACTGGTAAATATAGGAGTGACAATGGCTAATCGCAACGTAACTCTGTGGATTCTCAACGATGAGGGTCTGTATCGCACGGCTATGGACTGCATCAAGCAGTATCGCCACTGGTCTTCGTTCACGCGGAGCATGACTCCGAGGGAGCGGGCGGCTCACGCGATGCTCGACCGCCTGCACATGGCGGGGATCACGCACACACCGGACGGTGCCAAGTACACCGTGACGGCTATCCGTGCGGCAATGGTGGGGCTGTGACATGCCATCATGGCACCAACTCAAGGCGGGGCTCCCCAAGCTCAGCCACCCCACGCAGTGGTCGAGCTACAACCCGACCGGGCACCTGTCGGTGATGCGCCACGCATCGCACGACGAGTGCGTCGAGTACTGCAAGCGCACGGGGGACATCCCCGTGGCACCGGACAACTTCAACCCCGCCCGCAAGGGCGCGAAGGACTGACATGACACACAGCATATGCCCCCGGTGCGGGGACGACATCGACCCCCGGCGTACCGCCCTGGGTTACCGCCTGTGCCTATGGTGCGGGGAAGAGGACGCCAAAGCTGAGCGCAAGAGCTGGACGGTGGTGCCCATGCACAAATCGAACTACGTCCTGCTGACCGATAAGCGGGACCTGCACGGCATCAACAACAAGGGCGGAATTTACCGGTAAACAACGCCCCCTGTCGGGGGCTGGAAGGGTATCATGAACATCAACATCGAAGTCACCGACACGTTCGGACACGAACCCAACTACGGTTGGGCCAAGCGACAAACCCTGGAAGCCCCGGAGGGGCTGTCGAGGTATTCAATCGTCAGGCGTGCCAAGCACGCCGTAGGTTGGACGGGAAAGCGCACCGTCACCGTCGATCATGGCGACATGATCGAACTCCGCCCACACGGGGAGTGCCTCGTGTGTTTCATCACCTTCAACTGACAACCCGGGCACCACGGTGCCCACAACCAAGAGGCGATAGACCATGAAAGACATTAACATAGGTGACACACTCACCTGTGCCGAGACATGGAAGACGTTCATCGCAGCGCAAGAGGGCTGCACGTTCAACTACGCATACACGCCAGAGGGCGAAGTCCTCTCCGATGAAGGCGTGGACATCAGGCAACGCCGCGAGCTACTCGACCGCACACTGCCTTTCACGGGCTACCTGTCCAGCGATGGGCGACACCTCACGGGGTGGAAGGGCAACGTGCTCGGCACGGTCGTGGACTGGGCCCCCTGTCGGCTGACGCGCCGCTCGTGGACGCACGGCAAGGACTACCGCTCAGTGCGCGTGCGCGACATCCACGGTGCCATGTGGTACGGGCGAGGCTCGCCCGGCATCGTCATCAACCTGCGCCCGTGCAAGGGCTGACATCAACCCCCGGGGGCTGTGCCCCCACAACCCGAGAGAGGTAACCATGATCGACATCACCACCGCCGCCATGCTCGGCAGCCTCAACATCAGCGTGTGGGAAGCACGCATTCAAGACAAGCGCACCAAGGACGAGGTGCTCGCCAACAAGGGTGCCAAGTCCAAGAAAGCAGCGAGTGTCTCGAAGAACCTGTTCAGCGAGTGTCCCGAGCTGGAGGCGATCAAGGCCTTGCGCAGCGAGGCCCGTGTCTGGTTCAACTCCCACACCTTGCCGTGGGATGACAACGGAAACAGGCTGATCACCACGAGGCAGTACCTCGACGTCGTGGGCAAGGCGGCGGAGTACGAAACCAAGTTCGACGGGTTGGTGCGGGCCTTCGTGTCCGCCTATGGCACAGCCATCAGCAAGCAGGCCTTCGAGATGGGCTCGCTCTTCGATCGTAGTGAGTACCCGCTGGCCGACGAGGTGGCGGCGAAGTTCCGCTTCGGGCTATCCCTCAGCCCACTGCCTTCGTCGGGGGACTTTCGGGTGGACATCGGCCACGAGGCACAGCGTCAGCTTGCCGAGCAGTACGAGAAGGCCACCGCCGAGCGTGTGGCCGGTGCTGTGCAGGATACGTGGAACAGGGTGCGAGACCAAGTCTCTTGGGTGCGGGAGAGGATGACCGCCGTGCTTGAGTACAACCCCGACGAGGTCGAGGAGGTCCCCACGACTGACGACACCGGCACGGTGGTGTCGGTGGAGATTAAAAAGCGTCGTCGCCCGAAGCTCTACGACAGCATGTTGGAGCAGGGCCTTGAGCTGTGCAAGATGTTGAGTGATCTCAACGTCACCAACGACCCGCGCCTTGAGGAAGCGCGGCGTGATCTGGAGCGGGCGCTGACCCGCGTCGACATGGACTCGCTGAAGGAGAGCCCTGAACTGCAACGGGCCACGAAGCAGGCGATGGACGACATCCTCGACAAGTTCTCGTTGTGACCCCCGGGGCTTCGGCCCCTTTATCAGTAAATCAATCTCTAGGAAACACATCATGAAACTCAGCATCAACCAATGCGCCGCCGCTATCAACGCCGTCGGCCAGCACACCACCGTGCTCATCGAGGGTCCCTCGGGCTCGGGCAAGTCTTCGATCCTCGGCATGCTCAACCTGCCGACGCACCGCAAGGTCTACATCGACTGCACCCAGATCGACGTGGGTGACATCCAGATCCCGAGCGTGAACCACGCCACGGGGACCA